GCAGTACAGCATGCGATTGCGAACCCTCGAAAGTTAGATCTCCATCGAGTTCATGCCCAGCAAACACGGTCGATTCTGGATATGATGATCGGATTTACAATGAGCCCCCTTCTATGGCGTTATGTGGCACCTGCTCTATCTGCGGGTCGTTGCCAGACTCCTGCCCTTCGATTAGTGGTGGATCGCGAAGATCGCATTCAATCCTTTCAGTCGAGCTCGAGTTGGAAATTGAGCGCGCAGTGGATGGGATCTATTCCATATGCATCTGTGATGGAAGACGATCTAGAAGATGAGGAATCCGCTATGAATTACATGGAGAATGTTCATCATGTACCGAACGGAACCATTATACAGAAAGACATCAAACCATGGTCAGAATCCGCACCGCCTCCCTTGATTACCAGCACCTTGCAGCAGCAAGCCAGTGCGCTCTTTGGCATGAATCCGAAGAATACGATGAAAGTGGCGCAAAAGCTATACGAAGCGGGCCATATTACTTACATGCGAACGGATAAGGCCATTCTATCAGAGGAGGCGATTCAAGAAGGAAAGCAGTGGATTCAGGCACAATATGGGGAGGAATACCTGCAAGTTACAAATCCGAATAAGAAGCCAAAAAAGCAAGCCAATAAAGAAGCCACGCAAGCAAAGCAAGCCAATGAAGAAGTAAAAGCACAAGAGGCCCACGAGGCCATTCGGCCCACGCATATGGAGATTCCCCAGATCGAAGGCGACGCCTATGAGCGAAAACTCTATCACCTGATCTGGCAACGGGCCATTCAATCGATCATGGCCGCCGCGCGAGGGGAAACCTGCGTGATAAGAACACAGATTGAGGGAGACACCGATTTCGCATGGCGATCGCAGTGGAAGCGCACGATCTTTCCAGGCTGGAAACGAGTTGGAAAAGTGGCGGAATTAGAAGAGGAGGAAGAGGAAAAGGAAAACGGATGGGACGATGTTCAAGCCCTTGAGGTAGGTGCCCGTGTGCAGTGGAGTACCATGATGGCGGAGCCGAAAGAGACCAAGGCGCAAGGGCGATACACGGAGGCCACGCTGGTACGCGAACTGGAGACCTATGGAATTGGCCGTCCCTCCACCTTTGCCACCTTGCTTGCTGCGATCCAAGACAAGAATTATGTAGAGGAACAAGATTTCCCTCCCAAAGAAGTAGCCGTCAAAGAATATACCATCCGCCCGTCACAATGGCCACCCGCTGCACTTACGAAGAAGAAGAAGGTAGGCGGTGAGAAACGCAAGTTGGTACCTACGGAACTGGGTCGCTCTGTTCTATCCTATCTCTTAACACACTTCGAGGATCTCTTTACCTATGATTTCACCGCGCACATGGAGCGCCGCCTGGATCACATTGCGGAGGGTACTGAACACGAAAAGCAGCTCTTACGCGACACATGGGCTTCTTATCGAGAACGCTATGAAACCTTACTCGCCCAGCCATCCATAAAGGGATCTGCCAAAATCAAAGAATTCGGCGGAGGGCTTAAAGCCGTGCAATCGAAGAAGGGCCCGCTGATTCTCCAAGAAGGAAAAGAGGACACGCAGTTCTTGGGATGGCCAACAGGCGCCAAGTGGGAGGATATCACTGTGGAGCAGGCAAAGGCCTTTCAGCAGGAGCAACAAGAGAAAAAGAAGGGAGAAATCGTAGGGCAATGGAAAGATCAGCCTATTATGAAAAAGACGGGTAAGTTTGGTGATTATCTCCAGTGCGGATCCGTCTCCATTCCCTATCAAGTGGAGGAGTTGGAACAGACCTTGCAGCGTTTCGAAGCCAAAACACAGACCAATGCCATTGAATTTAAAGAATTTAGTATTCGAACAGGTCAATATGGACCCTATATCATGAAAACCTCTCTGAAAAAGCCGCAGTTTGTTTCGCTTCCAAAAGGTGTGGATCCGAATACCTTAACGGAAAAAGAGGTAGAAGCCCTCTACAAATTGGGTCTGGAGTCTAAAAAGAAATGGGCCCTAAATAAAAATAGAAAGAACAAGAAAGAATGACAGAAGAGGGTGTCACGGTCATTAATGGAAAAGAAAAACCGCGCTCACGATCCGTTTCTCCTACGCGTTCTACCGAAGAGGAAAAACCGAAGCGTTTTTTGAATGGATGGTCGAAAGAACAGGAGCGTCTCATGGCGGAATGGAGCGACCTGGCCATGTGTTATCGATGGTTAGCTGATAAATCGGAGAAGTATTATCACAGTAAAAATCTATGGATCAGTCTGCCCGTGATTATATTATCGACCTTGGGTGGTACAGCTAATTTTGGAGTTCAATCCCTTTTTAGCGATGATACCTCGAAAAAATACGCCAGTTTTGCCATTGGTGGCATTTCACTTTTTGCGGGTCTCCTTACCACGATTGGGAACTATTTACGGTATGCACAACTGGAAGAATCGCATCGTGTTGCATCCATCGCATGGGGCAAATTCCAACGATTGATTGCGGTAGAATTAGCCATGAAGCCCGATGATCGCATGGACTCCCTCGATTTTCTGAAGATTTGTCGCTCGGATTTGGATCGTTTAATTGAACAGTCGCCGCCCATTCCTCAAGAATCCATTACACTCTTTGAATCCGAATTTGGATCGATTAAGGATTTGAAGAAACCCGATATTTGTGGTGCTCTGGAGCATACACGTGTCTTTGAGAGCTCGGAAACGCGTCTCAAACAGGTTGCCACGGAGGCTGCGCTCTTGTTACGCCACAAGAAAAATACACTAACTGAATTGTTATCACCGCGTATCCAAGAGACCATAAAAAAACAGGTGGAGGCTCGATTGACAGAAGCACTTAATGAGCGCAAGGATGAGTTACGAGAAGAAATTGAAATCCAACGGGCCAATGCTCAACATACGGAGGAGGAATTCCAAAAAGCAATGGAGGAGCGACAACGGCGCATTCAGGAGGAAATTGATGCAGAAAAGAAGAAATTTACAATTGATACTACCGTTAAACAGCATACCTCACCATTTGAACATCGCCTACTATTGAAACAAAATACGCTGTTTCGGCCGTCTATTATTTCCTCTAAAATGCCTTCACCTGTATTGCGACCTACTATCGCATCAACCGAACCACCTCTAGCTTCGCTTTCTGCATCAATTTCATCTGAACCACCCATTAATATTGTCGTCATTCCATCATCAGATGAACAAAATGATCAGAAACAGTAAATATAAAAATTGAAGATTGCAAATAAATAATAGTAAAAATCACCCATTCTGTGCAAACCATGCGCATTAACAAGGAGTCCATTTATGATCTTCTTCATGCAAATTGGCCCATGAAAAACATATGGATGAAGACAGAGCTTCGCAATGTCCATATTGCCATTGTCATGAAACATGGAAAAATCATCGAAATGGCAACCAATCATTTGGGGACACGCTCGCGAGGCTGCGGATATGCGGATCGAACCATTCATGCCGAGCGCGCCGTGATCAAAAAGATTGGCGATCATACGAAGCTGGATGGAGCCATTCTCATTGTGGTACGCATTTCGCGCGGAACCCATCAATTTGCTAATTCAATCCCATGTGCTACATGCACACCTCATTTGGAGAAATGTGTGAAAGATTATGGTCTTCGTCGTGTATACTATTCTTGATATACAGCCTTCCTTCCCCGATGCAGGAAGAAGTCGCTTATTTTTATGTCATGTAAAAAAATTGATAAATAAATGAGCGATAAGTCACCAAACAACCGCGTATCAGAGAATGTCATCTTATCCTCAAATCATCCAGGCAATCAAAGATGAATGCGCAAAGATCAATCTCATCTACTCAAAAGATGGCGATGGACGCATCACAAGCGCCGTGAAGGAGAGAGAGTATCTTGACCTATTGGAAAAGGGACTAAAAGAAAATCACCCTTCCTTGAAGTTTGAGCACCAGCCAGCGGATAGATGGTGGTGGGACTTTCGTGTGAATGGTCTTACGATCAATCTAAAACTTACAACAGGGGGCACAGACAATGCCTTTAATAAGGTGGCAATCATCTATTCCATTTCTGGAAATGAGGTTGAAAAGAGAAATATGAACTACAACCAGTTCTTTAAGACAATCAAGGAGTGTCCGAAGAAGGCGGAGAGAAATCATATGACAGAGTATCACTATTTAGTCGTGAATAAGAATACGGGAAGGGTTTTGCTGAAGTCCATCCTTGATATTCATACATTCAAGACAAACCCCAGCAACGATTTACAAATTAACTGGACAAATGAGTTCAACCATATTGAATTCATTACACCAGATCTACACTTCAAGGAAAAAATACAGGAACTTCTGAAGGCGATTCAGACATCTGTGAAACAGGCGGTTGCGGGTATGAAGGAGTTCGCCGATGCAAATATAGAGGCAGAGTTTCCTAAGTAGGCACAATGATATTACACACCTGTTTATGCCCTATCTTGAATCTACCAGAATACATGTAATCTTTCTGCAGGTCTTTCGTATTAAGGAATGACACTATTTTTTTGAGTTCTGCTTCCGTCATCTCTTCCTTTGGAATAAGGCAAAGGAGAGTACCTCCGAAATTCTGAACCTTGTCCATAAATGCGACCTCTTTATTTCGTGTCATATTTCTTACAAAGATACACGGCTTTCCAAGGCTCTTCTGGATGGTTGTCATATTGCGTGGAGCACCCCATTCAAACCAGTTGTCCTCTTTGAACTTTCGGATCTTGCGTTCAAGGAGGACAGACTTATTAGCCTTGAGATGTGCATCGATCGCAGTGTTTCCTGTTGGAAATGTTTCCGCGAATATGTATTTCTGAACCTTATCTTTATCACTGAGAACATTTATATTCCCAATATCATTGCGATATACTTCATCCCTTCCTGATACAAGTCCTACATATACATTGAACTTATCTGATAAAGGATTTCCAGTAATCTCTGTTTCACTGAATGTAATAATGCCGCTATTCACATTACAAATCATCTTCTTCCCATTGACAATCGTATCTTTTGTCTTTATCCCCTTCTCATAGCGGAAAACGACAACATCAACATTAGCCCCTTCAAATAGCTTCTCGTCGTGAGGAAAGAGGAAGTCTGTAAATGATCCCTCTTTTATCATAGCGTCAATCAATGAAGAGGCGCTTGTTAGTTTGATGAAATCAGATGGTACGATAAAGATGATTTCGCCATCGGCATCAAGCAATTCAAAGCAGAGTTCAATAAACTTGATATAGAGATTTCCAGTGCTCTGTTTTACATAGGGCGGATTTCCTACGATTGTCTTGAACTTCTGGGTCATCCGCTGCGTGGTAAAGTCGCCATAGACGATTGTCTGATGTGCGTTGAATAAGATCGTTGGCGTGATTGTACTATCAAGTTCGTAACATATGATGGGGTAATCTGCGTTAGCATCCTTGAATTTCTTCAGTAGATGACCTGCCCCAAAAGAGGGTTCGAGGATAAGACTGCCCTTGTGCTTTACTTTGTCAAATACAAATTGCTGTAGATCGTCGGATATCGTGAAGTATTGACCCATCTTCTTTTTATGCTCTACCGAATGCTGGTGTAGAGCATGATTCACCTTTTCATCGATTATCTCATTCAGCTTGCTCTCTTGGATGCAGGGATTTACCTTCGTATGATGACGAGTAAAATGACCCTTCTGTTGAAACTCACGGCCACACTTCTCGCATGTATACTTAACCATTCTGGGTTTACTTAGGTTGCTGTTTTAAACCGGAAAGCTTGTCGATCAATTTTTAGTATTCGCATACATTCTGCAGGGGCTACATTCGATTGAATCCGAGGGAGAATAACCTTTTTATCCCTCAGATATTTACGGCACATATCATTAAAAGTGCGCATATAATAGCTACAAGAATGGCTGCGAATCACTCCAACAGTGCAGCGCGTGTAAAAGAGGTTGTCGATCGCGCAAAAGAAATCATCGAGAACCATTTTCCAGATAACATCTATCATGTCACATTTCATCAGAACAAAAAAGGACGGAACGCAACGGTGATCACCATCTATAACCGTGCCCTGCCACCCAATGAGAAAATAGGTAGCCCTCATGGATACCATTGTATGAAATGTCAAATCTTTGAGAATGATCCCAACACGCTTCATATTGGGCTACTCACACGATGTGGGCTAAATGGAACCGATCATCTCAATCGATTGATTGCATTTTCCAAGGCATATGGGTTCTCACGAATTACTCTGGAAGATGCATCAAACATTCACTATGTTTTACAAGGAGGCCCCCCCATACCGTCCATCGCCAACAAACATTATATTAGTCTCCAAAAGCTTCTACGGCTGAAGACAGGACACTCTTGGTACGAGAAGTTCGGGTTTTCCAATACAAAAATTGAGAGTCACAGGAAAGATATTGAGACGCATATCCTAAAACCCATTGGATCCCTCTATCCTGATGAGCTCATCATTCGAATCCAGAACTATGTGAAGATAATCCTTTCCGCAAGCAATTCCGCAAGCAATCCCGCAAGCAATCCCGCAAGCAATCCCGAATCTGAAGTAAAAATCACCAAAAACACATCAGTCTCTGAAGCAGCCTCTTATCTCTATGATTGTCTTAAAATAATATGTCCTGACCGTATCTGCCCTGATGAGGAAGGTCTTGCTATCGTGGATCATATTAATAACATCATCGATCAGATGTTTGATAGGATGCTTGTAGAGCTTAACATGACAGAAGAAGATTTTCAGGATGAGCTGGTCCTTCTTCTAGCGAATCAAAAGGGCTCTTCCCGAACAAGGCGAACACGGAGGAAGAATAAGACCGCACGCAGACGAAAGCGGACACTGCGTAGGTGACGACTCTGTGGAATCGATAAAGAAGCATTAATTAATTTTTTGAATAAATTCCTAACAAATAGCATTATTAAGAATAAGAGAACGGTCGGAAGTGGGTTCGAACCACTGACCTTGTGATTAACAGTCACACGCGCTGCCTGCTGCGCCATCCAACCCTCCACTCTCTCCGTAGAAATTCCATCGCCGATCCAAACGCACGAATTATTGCCCCGTCAGCTCCCGCAGCCCCTTCTCCAAATCCGTCTTCACTTCCCACCCCAGCGCCTTGAGCTTCGCGTTGCTAATGTAATAACGCTGATCATTAAACGGTCGATCCTCAATATAACTGATCCAGTCATCATAGGCTTCCGTCTTTTGAATCATGCGAATGAGAATGTGTGCAATCTCAAGAATGGAGTATTCATCCTCGGTTCCAATGTTGTAAATTTCGCCGAGTTCGCCCTTCTCCAAAATGCATGCAAAAGCCTCTGCAGTATCGCGGGCATGAAGAAAGCCGCGCACGGCGCTGCCATTTCCCTGAATCGTCACCTTTTCTCCTCGTGTGAGCTGCTGAATAAAACGCGGGATCACCTTCTCAGGATATTGGTTCGGACCATATACATTGTTGCCGCGCGTAATGATAATCGGCATTTTGTAACTGTGCGCATAGGCCTGAACGATCAGTTCCGCTCCCGCCTTTGTAGCGGCATAGGGATTGGTCGGGCACAAAATGGAGTTCTCTGTCTTGTGCTGTTCCTCCGTTGTATTTATCGACTCACCATAGACTTCATCAGTGGAAACATGAATAAATCGTTGAATACCTCCATAGAGACGGCAGCATTCAATCAACACATGCGTACCGACTACATTATCATAGGTAAATTCAAGAGAATCATCAAAGGACCGCTGTACATGGCTCTGTGCAGCAAAATGGATGACATGAGTGATCGCATGCTCTTTTAGAAGGTACTGAATGAACTCCTTATTTCGCAAATTACCCTTTACAAGAACATAACGAGGATCCTGACGGATGGAAACTTCCACATTTTCTTCGTTTGCGCAATAATACATGGCGTCCAAATTAATCAATTTACTCACATGGTTCAACGGAAAATAATAATTAATGAAATTACTACCAATGAATCCACAGCCACCGGTTATCAAAAGAGAGACCATGTTGATGTAGTACGCAAAAAAGGGTTTAAGCTTAGACCGTGGATAAAAATTACAAAAAAGATCAGGACACAAAATTAGATCGCTCATGGATAAAATATGTAAAAAATGCGCGTCCGATCCGACGAGTCACTCCTTTAAGAGATTAACAGAACGGAGTGGTGTATTAGTCTATTACAGTCATCCGTCTGCTGCGAAACTATATGATGATACGGAGGGAATTTTACAACATATCGACCACATGCTGGCTCTTCATGGGAATAGAAAATGGTCGTGCATCTTTGATGGAGATGGATTCGACATCAAACATGCCATGCAATTACAAATGGGTATGGGATTAGTCCAATTACTTTCGGAAAAATATGGTGAGACTCTACAGGAAATTAAAGTCATTAATCCGACCTGGCACATTTCGGGAATGTTAAAATTATTATCGTCGATGATCAATTCAAAATTATTTGCAAAAATAAAAATCATCGATGATCGAAAATATAGTGTTCTGGAATTTCTCTAATTATTTTGTACCCTGGGAAATTTCATTGAGCTGATACGCATTTTTCCCATCCGTTTCCCAGTGTTGTTTTCCGATGTGTAGGCTGTAAATGGAGTTGAAGAACATGGTCTGATATCCCTTTGCCCCATAGCGATCCGCATAATCGCGTTCAAAAAAGCGATTGGGGCTATCATAATTGCCGAGTTCTAGAATGACCTTGGTGCGTGTGATGGAAGGCTGTAGTGAATAATGCGGCCAATAGGCACAATTGGGGCCCTGAACGGGTTTCTGTTCGTGGAGCCAGACGCCAGGCTCTAATAGGACACCGCCGACGCGTTTCATGTCTTCCATCATGAGACCATATTCACGGTTAAATACGAGTTGATGAATGGAGCGGTCTTCATATTTCTCCAATAATGCGATGCCTCGTGTAACATAGTTTTCAGACTGAAAGAAGACCCAGTCGTCCTCTAAATGAATCCAGTAAGTAGGCTGCATTTCGTTGAGTTTGTTCCAGATGATATTCATGCTCTCGCGATGACCCTTCTCTTCGGGCGTTTTCATGTAGTAGGTGAAAAAGGGATAATCGGCCTGCATTTTTGCACGATCCTCTTCGGATGAATTATCATCGACACAGAAGAAGAAGCTGACCTGGTCAAGATCTTTCCAGTTTCGCTTCATGGAGTTTATGGTCTGTTGAAAGAGATCAAATCGCTTACAGGTTGTCATGGTCAGCATGATACGAAGTTTATGAGAAGGAGAGGACTGTAACACACGATCACATGGAGCAGTCAAAAGAGGGCGATAATGCTTAATCACTCGATCAATAATCTGATAATTTTCAGGGCTAAGAAAGAGACCATGATTACCAAGTGCCTGCAAATAAGAAAACAGAGACGATAAAAAGCGAAGATCCTTTGGCAACGCATGTAGGCCAAATTGAAGATTATGAAAAAGATTCTGAATCCACCAGGATCCAATATGGATATACTTCTGTGCGAAAATCATTTCATACATGCGGATAAAGGTCGGCATCTTTTTGAGATGCTCGGATACAATCACCATGTAATAGGGCAAATAGAAGTCATATTCCTCTTTCTTTACGAATAAAAAGTCAGAAATGTTATCACTCTGATACTTCTTCTCATAATAGTCCTGAATAAGGGTATAGTAAGCATGGGCAATTTCATAATTCCCCTTGATACCATAATACTTAATTAGTCGATAGATCCCTTCCATACGCCTTTTATTATGGGTAAAGGAGTCCACCAAATAAGATAGACCCTCTCGTTCCTGTTTTAGTGCTTCGTACTGATCAAAAATTTGGATACAACTGATGTATTTCTCCTCAGACCAGTTATTGAATGTGAGAACTTTTTTATAATATTCAATGGATTTTTCAAACATGCTACAGCAGTTATAGCTCTGGGCCGCATAGAATGCATAGCGCATATAGAGATTGTCTTTTTCATCATAGGCCTTATGAAATGCCTTGTCGAGAATGACAGCATCCTTGAGATATTTTTCAGGATCCTTATTGCGTGCCCCACGACGGCCTGAAACAAAATAGTAATTACCTGCTATATCGATGGGAGCACCATGTGGTTCCAGACAGGAGGCGACTTCATGAAGAACACCGACATAGGACCATTTGAGGCGATTATTAAAGAGCTGAGGACGAGAATAGCGCAGCCCACTTTCATTTCCGAACACAAACCGATAATGATCGGCGGTTAGATCGGTAGGCATCACAAAATCTCCGTGGATCTCATCATCTGCATCCCATACAAAGGCATAATCGGTTTTCTGATAGGCGCGCGTAAAAGCAAGAGTACGATTATAAGCAAAATCCTGCCAAGGTGTTTCATCCAGCTCACCAGGAATGCCCTTCTCGGCGAAATAATCCTGAATGAGCTTCTGGGTTCCATCGGTGGATCCATTGTCATTGATGACCCAGTAGTCAAAGGTGATGAATTTGCGTAAATGTTCGAAGCATTCGATAATTAAATGCGCCTCATTTTTCACAATCATGGTTAGACAAATACTCTTCTTTGCATCAGTCATTCTGTTGAATGATGCATTCAAGATGTTTAGGCCCGCGCAGATTTCAAATAAGCATTTTTATTCCTTGTAGTATATTAAATGGAGATATACTATAATAATAAAATAGTACATCATAATGAATTTCTAAAACCCGGTGAAACACAAACGAAACCTCACATTACATATCCCTTTGAAAATAATAAATTATATACGCTGCTGATGCATGATCCTGATTCTATACATGGCAATAGGTTCCATTGGATAGTAGTAAATATATATAATGATATTAAAAATGGAGCTGACTTATTATCATATACTGGACCCGCTCCGCCACCTAATACTGGAATACACCCTTATATTTTTGAATTATATGAACAAGATAGACATATCAATGTGAAGCTGGAAGAGAGAAATGTTCCTATGCATGTTGTTAAAAATAAATTAAATATAGGAGAACCAATTTCTGTCATTCATTTTATAAGCAAAAATCAATTGGGTGGAAAACACAAAATCAGAAGAAATAAGACAAAAAGTCGTAAGACAAGAAGAAATCGACGAAAGACAATGAAAGGATCAATCCATTACTGATCCTTTGTCTTCCACTGTTCCCTATCGCGTTGTCGCTTTTCCTCACAAATCTGTTCTTCTCTCTCTTTCACAGCTGTCTCCAACTGAACAATCCTTTTCCATGCCTCATGGTAATCCCTACCTTTAATCTCTGCGATGATACGATAACGCAATTCAATAACTGCCGTTGGGAAAAAACAGATGTGACCACCCTCCTCCTCGTCATAAGGGCCGAACTCAGAAGTATCCTTCAGTGTCTTCTTTTCATAAATTTCAACATGGAACTCTCCCTTGTTGCTATGAAATACGCGCTCGATAGGCATAGCCGCATCATTAATATAAAAATAACCATTAAATACCATACGCCCTGGTTCATGAGAAATAAGTTCATCGATAAAGGGAATACGCAGGTAATCGATGTGACTCCATTCCACCCACTCTTTCTCCGAAGGAGTTAAAACAAGAGGATCAGCCATATCCTATCCAGATCACTATTCTTTAGATACAGGATTCACAGTCCTTGAATAAGCCAGGGACGAATTTGCAGCGTTTGATGCAGTGCATTTCTTTTTGTGTCAGGCGTTTTTTGGAAGTTTTACTACGACCCGATGGTCCGCGAACCGTAACCTGTTTGTACCCTGTTCGCCCTGAGATCACGACTTTTTTAGTGGTTATATTGCGTTTTCCTCTTTTAATGGTGGTGTATCGTTGAATAGAGTTATACGCGAACATCTCTATTGTATGGTAAGATACTTTTACGAGGATTCTCCTGCACATTCAATGCACTTCTTCAGCTTCGCTGCTGCCAAGTATTCTGTGTAAGGTACAACAGAACTACCTAATACTTGACTGAGAGAACCATTCCGCATGACAATGGTATAACCTCCTTTAGCGATTTGAAAGGGTCTAGTAAGGGTATTCATGTAATTGTAAGGACCTTTAGTGGCCTGAGGATCCGCCCAGACAGGGAGAATGTAATCACTGAGGCCCACCGTAACGGTTCCCACTTTGATGGGGATAAGGTTTCCTTGAACGGCATCACATACTTCTCCAGGAACGAGGTTAGCACTCGGTGATTGCCACCAGATATTTACATTTTGATTGCCGATGATTTCAAAGATTTCATGGGAGAAAGCTTGGGCGACCGTGGGGCTCCGCGTCGTTTTTCCCATATGAATCGCGCCGCCATAGGACAGAATCGTTTTGACAAAGACGCGTCCAAAGGGCACATTGTTTGTTTCTGTGTGATAGGCCAGCGCACCTGCATAATCACTCTTGTCCATAAAGACGCAGTAAGGAGTGGTGACGGATTTCATGGTAGTGGGGGCGGCCTGGCACCGCCATTGTTGTCCTCCAGGGGCCCATGCGGCACAGAATGCGGGCAGGAGGGTGTTGAGTGCGGTGATCATGATGTTCATGTCATTGTTGGTGAGCGCGGTGCTGTTGTTAAAACAGTAAATGATTTGGGCCATCTGATCGGGAGGGAGATTAAATAACAGCTTAAAGGCGGATGTGGATGATAGGTTGTGGAGAGATCCACATATACAAGGATGGCTGAGTGGTTTAAAGCGGTTGATTTAAGACCAACTGGAGAAATCCTCGTGGGTTCGAATCCCACTCCTTGTATCCATTGTTTTGAGAATCTTATAGATCCTGAAAACAATATAAAATTTGATGATACAAGTATCCTGTATATGTGTATAGGAAATGGGCTACATTTATAAAATAACAAACACAGTTACAGGCAAATGTTACATAGGTGAAACCATTCAACATGATTATAAAAAGAGATGGAAGAAACACATAAATTGTTTGAACTACAAAGAGGGTTGCCCTCTTCTAAAATCCTCTATGAAGAAACACGGCGTTAAAAACTTCAAGTTTGAAATTCTCATTATTTGCTTTGACCAGGATTTGGTACGATATGAAAAGGAATATATTAAGAAATATAACTCTCAAGTTCCAAATGGATATAATATCCTATCAGGTGGGCAAATTGGTGATGGAATGGTGGGATATAAACACACCCCTGAAACCATTGAAAAAATAAAGCAAAAAGTGAAAGCATTTCGAGAAAAGAACCCAAATTATTTTGAGACCTATCGTGAAAAACATAGATGTTCTATGGAAAAAGTTGACCTATCTAGTTGTGTAAAAAATTCAGTAAAATTTCAAAATGCAATGGAGAAAAGAAGAACTGATATAAAAAATGGGATGATCACTATGGCTGTGTCTGAAGAAACAAAGAAGAAAATAAAAGAGAGTCTTACTAAATATTATGAAAATAATAAAAATAAGCCTATATCAGAGAAGCATAGGGAAGCAGTAAGAAAGAGACTAAGTAAACCTGTAGTACAATATAATAAAAATGGAGAATTGATAAAAGAATATTCCAGTATCATTGAAGCAGACCGAATATCGGGTGTAAAACGAAGTAATATTCACAATTCAATTACTGGAAAGACAAAGACAGCAGGAGGCGGGTTCATCTGGAAATATAAGAACAGTGACATACCAATCAAATCTACAGATAACGCTTTGAAAACTCAGTCGTAAAATATTCAACCTTATATAATAAATGATATTGAGTTCCGATTAAAATGAGTGATGCTGCCATATTGCCTTTATATTCATCTATACCATATGGAATGAACCCCTTTGCCAATAAATCATTCATATCAAAAAACTTCGGAAAGAATGAAAAGATTCCTGGAAAAATCTCCACAAATTTTTCAACATAAAATGCTGCAATGATAATGACGACACTTTGTAAAATAATCCATAAAAATGTATGTAATAATGGATCTGATTTATTTAATACTGGAAATATGTTATGTAATATGATACCTATAAAAAAGAATACTAGACAATATAAAATACCGTATTGTATTGATCCACCAATATTAATTAATCGAACCTTATCGAGACGGGCAAAATCTTTCACGCCAGCTTCAAAGTGTACTTTAGGGTCTTCTGATTTATTTCCTGGTACATAGGACATCTTACTATAGACGGAGAGTTTTCATACAATCGAAATATAAAATAGAATGTCTATGTAGTATCATGTCAATTATGGAGCTATCCCAGATCGAGGAGAAAGTGAATGACATTAAAGTGGAAATGGTGGAGACCTTGACGGACGCGCAGAAGAACGTGCTAAAAGTGGTCTACGACAAAGTCAAAGAATCATCCGACTTGATTTTACAGCATCCGACGCTCAATAGTGCCCTAAAAATTACGCAAATGATGGCGTCGATTATTAAGCTGCTGGAAAGCGTCAAACTGAAGGATGCATTGCTAGGGGGTAAGGATAAGAAGGCGATTGCAATGGAAGTCGGCAGACTCCTGATAAAGGACTGTATCAAGGAGGAGGAGAAACAGGCAGTACTGCTAATGATTTATGATAGCACGGCTGAAGCGCTATTAGAAACCATGATTGATGTGTCTCAGCATTTGAATGTGAAAGTCAAAGAAGTTGCGGGTATGTGCTGCGATGGTCTCCTATCCCTCTTCAAGAAGAATTAACGGGCCGCATGACAGGCGATTCGAGTCGTATGGCAGATGGCTCTGCAGGGCTACGAAGAGTAGATACATACTTATCCACAACGATGGGTAAATTAAATGCGATCAAATGATGAACGGCATGGAAATAATTGTATTCATAAGTGACCGCTACAAAAAAGCAGGCAAGATCAGCTGTCGCCAATCCAATACTGAGATACAAATAAGGATTATAAATAGCGATGATATTCATTTTCTGGTAATGAACACCTGTGATAATAAGGGTTAGAAAAGCGGTAACAGGTAAGATAATGACTGCACCCAGATTTGTATAGACCATGGAGACAAGGATGGTCTGGATCAAAAAGAGTTCCGTGCGGAGTTCATAGTGATTGGAGAGCATCAGATAGATCGAAAATAGATAGATGGATAAATAGGAATAGAGTCCATCGAGAAAATTAAAGAGCCCACCATCATGAAGTTGATATAGGTCGGACCATTTCAAATGGTGAAAGAAGGAGAAGAGAGAATTAAAAAGGATTTGAAGGGAATAGAAGTATTTTTTATGGTACTGGTAGTACATAATACAAGGGAGAGAGGAGAGATTACTGAGGACAACAAAGTATTCGCTCATTATACTATCGTAGGCTGGTCGGGTTTAGATTCGCATACAACACTTAAAATAGTACTATGTAAATAGTATAATGGGATACATTTACAAAATTACAAATACAGTAAATAATAAATGTTATATTGGAGTAACAATTCAGGCAAATCCAAATGAACGATGGTCGCATCATAAATCGGCAATACGCGCAAATATTGGTTGCCCTTTCCTGCAAAAAGCATTTAAGAAATATGGCGAAGATGCATTTAAGTTTGAGGTCCTTATTATTTGTTTCGATGAAGATGTATTCAAGTTTGAGAATGAATACATTTTAAAATATAATAGCATGTCTCCAAATGGATATAATGTTGCAGTAGGAGGTAAAATAGGTATGTCATTTTTAGGGAAAAAACATACAGAGGAAACAAAGAAGATTATAAGTGAAAAATCAAAAGCACATAATGCACGACCAGAAGTAAGAGAACGTGCTCGACAGAATGCGATTAAATTTAATAGTACACATAATATTAGTGATCTTATGCAAAAATCAGAAAAATGGCAGAAAGCGATAGCAGAAGGTAGAATTGGTCATACACAAACAGAAGAAGACAAGAAGAAAATAAGCGAAGGATTAAAGAAATATTATAAAAACAATGTAGTTGATGTAACAAAACAAATAAATGCAGTTAAAAAAGCAAATAGTAAAAAGGTAATACAATATTCAAAAGATGGCATATTGATACAACAATTCGATTCAATGACAATTGCAGAAGAAAAAACAGGAGTTACTAGACAAAATATTCAACATAATGCATGTGGGCGCAGTAAAACAGCTGGCGGTTTTATCTGGAAGTATGAGAGCCTAAAGACACTATCATAGTAGTAGAGTAGAACCATATAGGTTCTCAATAGGCCTTGTAGTTCAGCGGACAGAATTTTCGACTTCTAATCGAACGGTCGTGGGTTCAAATCCCACCAGGGTCATATTCTTTTGTGCCGTTCATAACGGTACAACGAATAGCGATGTGGAGGAGTTGGTACCCTCGTTAGGCTCATAACCTAAAGGTCCACTGATCGAAACAGTGCGTCGCTATGATGATGTCTTTCTAAGAACTCATCATAGAACATAAAGCATTCTTTATCGGTACCATTAATAGGACGATGAGCTGTGGTTGTGGTAAAAAAAGAGGTACGATCCCGCTCATGGGAATCGATTCCCATCAACTCCTAGAGGCCGAACAGTGGGGGCCAATCATATGGAAATATTTACACTGCACTGCGGAGCGAATGGGACAATCAGGTAACACGATCGTTGACACGGATCAAGCGAACTTTATGGAGGTCATGCTGGCAACCCTTCCCCAGGTAATCCCCTGTAAAAACTGTCAGCAACACGCAGTAACCTATTGCAGTGGTAATCCTCCACCACCTCTTCGAGGACTCTATGGTCAGACCTTGCGCGAAACGGTTCGTAATTGGTTGTTTGCCTTTCATAATCATGTTCGCTCACAAAATGGCCAGCCGATTCAAATGTATACGATTGCTGAATGCATTTCGCACTATGCCAATTGTTCGCTTTCCAAACAGGAATATACCCTACTTGTTCAAAGTGTAGCGGCGGCGGTCCGTCAGGGCTGGATACGCATGGAACAATGGAGGAAGTGGTATAGTCATTCAGAGCGTATCCGTGTACTATGTGGCAATGTCGTGATATAAAGAGAATTCATCATATCACAACAATATGGTTAGACATTATGTACTAGATTCAACAGGCGCATCGGGTTTTGCATATGAGCCAGGTCAAATAAGAGCTTCCGATTCTTCTGGTGCATCTGGTTGGCCCGCATCAAATTGGTCCGCATCAAATTGGTCTGCAGGTGCCTCTGGGTCCTCTGCAGGTTCGTCGGGTCCATCTGGTTGGTGGGCAGGTGCATCTGGTTGGTCCGCTCATGTGATACAAGCAGCTGCCTCTGGTAGGGCTGCGTTAGGTTGGGCTAGAGCTGCAGGCTGGGATGGATCGACCGCAGTAGGCACATGGGGTTGGGCTGGCTCGGAAGCAGCAAGTGCCTTTACAATCGCATCCAGAGGTGCAATCGGTTAGATCGTTAAATCATCAATGGATATCGCGTCGGTATCTGGTTGAACGATTTCATTAAACACAGGTACGGATGCAAGTACCTGTGTTGCTAGAATGTTCCAGGTTGAATCAATAAGAACATGGGTAAGATCGGCACTAATCTGTGAAGCGGTGTTCGCATTCTCTGTGTGAATACCACCATAGATGCGCGACACTCCTGCTGCATCTGCGATCTGATCCCAGTTACTAAAGCTGAAGACAACTGGCACAGCGGGTGTCACACCTGGCTGAATCGACGATGCTCCCGCTGCAATGGTAAAATCACCATAAGGCGCCGTCTGATTGGAGGTAATGGTCGTTGTCATAAGCGGCAAATTATCATAGGTCGTGGTTGTCTTCACAATGTTTGCACCAAACCACTTTGTCATCGTAAGCGCGAATCCCTTCGTAAAGTTGCTGTGGCCCGATGGAAAGTCAGGGAAGGGCGGTGTCACAAAGTTAGAAGGCTGATAGGGAGTCCATAGTCCGCCATCAATGAGTCCATTCCAAGAGAGAATCTGCTGACCCGTGTAACGCCGACGAATCTCCTGAATGGGACGATCTTGCATATACAGACCCTTAAGACCCCATGTCACGCGCCCACCCTCAAACATGTGGATGGAAAGATCCAAGAGCGAAAAAATAAGCGCAGGGCATGTAACGGAGCTGCAGCGCATGTACTCTTTCCACAACCATATGCTCATGAGAGGCGGAGAAATGGTTCCAAGAGTGGATCCCGCCCAGAACTCCGCCTGAATCTTTTGCGTATCTGTCAGGTTTGCGGCAATGGTCTTGACATCATCAATTTCGGCGTCGCGTGCCGCATTCGCAAGAGGCGCACCGACCGTCATGGTAATATCCTGTTCGTTACTGGATGTTAAGCAAGTGGATCGAACAGTGTCCCATAACCATGTGGCATATTTCTGTGTGGTTCCATTGATGGTGAGACGCGACCATCCCTGTGGCTCAGGAAAGCTCGAAATATCGGTGGAGACTTGATTGGTGACAATGGTCTTTTGTGTTGTATCGATCCAGTTGGCGGCTCCTGATACAGCGGTCGCGCTCACGGGCATAACGGCCGATGCAGTCGAAACCGGCATGGTCGTTTTCGCCGCGACAGATCCATCCAATTGGCGCGCGGCCAACCAGCTGGCCCATTGTACCTTCCATGCATCCCATTGACCTGCCGTTTGAACGCGCGCCACATCCGCTGCTGAATAGTTATAGGTGCAGGATGGTGCAGAAGAAACAATGAAGGGGGTGATGTAATCAATCGCCTTGCTGGTCCAGATAATGCAATCGCAGTCAGATAACTGTGCAAGTGTAATCCCACCAGGACCCGTTCCAGCCGTCGGATTCCAGTCCCAGTTCCAGCCGTCATGTGTTCCTGCCACGCGTGAATCAGAGCATACCCAGTTCCATGCCTGTGCAACAGCAGCGACCCAGAGGTACATGAGACGGGAGCTAACAGTAGGTCCCGTTCCTGTAGAGGCCATGTTATTCAGCAGATTGTCGAGGCCGACATTCATGATATACATGAGAGAGGGTGCCACATCGATAGGCAAGTTGCTACCCGCCAAAATGGCTGACAGCTCTTCAGGTGGAGCAATCACCGAACCAGAGGGGCAGATACCTCCTTGGCCCGCGGCATTCGCCGCACAAATAGAGAAGGTATAGGATTGTCCTTCGATCAAATTGGTAAAGCGGTAGGTGGTCGCGGTCGTGGTAACCGCGGTCTGAGCAATTCCATTCAAGGAGGGTGTTACTGTGTAGGTAAAGGGGCCATCTCCTGTGGTAGGAGCATTCCATGATACAATAATCGATCCGACCGTAAAGGTAATTCCTGTTACCTGGCCTGGAATGGCGGGCACATAGGGTGCAGTAATCACCGATGCATTGGTCTCAGGGCATGGACAACCAGGGCTAATGCCGACACAAGTAGGATAGCGAGTATATTCGGTCATATGTCCTGTTCGAACCGCATTGATAATCGACTGGGAGGTAATTCCAAGATAGGGACGAGATCCACGAACATTGGAAGGATTACTACCAGCGCCGCCCACAGGTGTCAGAAAGCTACCTGCAATTGCTCGTTCGCCACGCCGAATAGTAAGCTGGGAAGCATCATAGATTCGAGACATTCTAATAGACTTCGATAAAAATATTGATCTTCTTATTGTATTAGGTAGCCAGAAAGTGGGCTCGGCATACAGGCTGATAGAGGTCCGCACCCCCAATGGCAACCGTATCTTTTGATTCTCCCATGTATTTTGAATAGACACCGATCGTTCCATCACTACATTGTGCGCAAAAGGCGTTGAGGTGTTCTACCTCTTCTGCGTGAGGAATCAGTCGAAGAAGATCGCCAAAGGGTTTTCGCTCGGAGGTACCATTCAGACCCGAGATGACAATATGGAGAGGGAGCGAATCAGCCCATGATGTGATATAGTCGAAGAGATCAGGAAAGAATTGTCCCTCATCGATGGCGACCACTTGATAGTCACCTGATTGAACGAGATGCTGAATGGATGCCAGGGTATCTGCACAAACCGCCTGTTCTAACACTTTATCATGAGACGCGATGCACTCCTTTCCATAGCGTGTATCCGCACTGTAATTTACGACTAAGACCCTGTATCCAATGGACTTGTAACGGCGAATCCGTCGTAGTAGTTCCGTGGTTTTCTGCGCGAACATGCAACCGATAATTAAGGAAAGGTGCCCCATGTCTACTATGATTGATGATAGCCACCATTATCAATTTTATTAGGGTATCATTTAATCGCTCCCTTCCATAAACGGGTTCTTTCTGAGAAATGGGATACCAACGATGATGTACTACGGAGGATAAAATTCATCCAATGAATTCTATCAATGAATAATAGGATACCATGTCATCGTGGTCAATTGATACGATTCCAGCTTTTTGTATTACATTAGACCGACGATTAGATCGATGGAAACGGTTTCAGGATCAGCCTGGAATTAAAGGCTTGAATGTCAAACGATTTCTGGGGGTAGATGGTAAAAAGCTCGATTATATGAATGATTCGCGCATCACCCTCTTAACCAAACGAAACATTGATACAAACACACGGCGATCGATGGAGGAATTGGATAGTGTGGGCGGAGTGGGATGTGCGTTGTCCCATATTGCCGTTTGGCAGTGGATGGTAGATAATAATCAAGAGGTCTGTCTTATCCTTGAAGATGACGCCGTGGTTCCACCCGATTTTATAGAGAAGGCAAATGCATGTCTTTCGAAATCCAATATCATGAAGAATTCGAAACAATGGGATCTATGGACCTTAAGTCATATTGTAGAGGATCAAACAGAGATTCCAGAGGAACCTACTGCATCTGGTTTTGTGAAAGTGGATGCGTTTGTATTATTCCATGGCTATGTGATCACACGGTCCGCTGCCGAGCGCTTTTTAAAGGATGTCTATCCAATTCATTGTCATATTGATTTCTGGGTGTCTATTTATTGTTTTTATCACAAGATGCAAATCGTAAGCTGCAAGAAAGTCAAATTATTACAGAGCGGATCTCCCACGGACATTCAAAATAAGAAAGGATGTGCCATTTGTGAGGTACCTCCTGATTTTTATAAAACGCATAGGCTTATTACGCATACGGACTGGACCATTTCCCAAATGAGTAAAGCTGTTTGCATTGGACTCGTTGCGTATTATGCGTATCAGCGGTTTCGTTAAAAAGTACTCTGCAGTGCCTTCCATGAAACAGGAAATGCGCTCTCCAAACACTGATTCACTGCAGATGCATAGTCCCGAATCTCCTTTTGAGCATCGGATCCCAAGCGAAGGTGACAAAGGCGTGCAACGGCTGCAAGAGAGGCCGTCTCAATAAATTCTGTATACATGCTTTGCGGAAGAACAGCACGCGCTACTTCGGGTGCTACACCTTTAGAGAGCAAATCATGATAGGTTTGAAGCGCTGATTCGGTCTGCTCGTGAATGATCTGATGCACCGTATCGGCATCCGCCACAGGTGTTGCTTTGGATCCCTGCTTTACCTTGGGATCGCGCTCTCGAATCTCCTCTGCCTTCGGAACCCAGCACTCGGGCGGAGTATCTACATAACGACGGCTCACTTCATTTCGAGCAAAGCCAATCGTGTGACGAAACCACTCGCGCCCGACAAAAATGGGCATTTTCAAACGGAAACGCACCTGTGGATGGAAAAACGGGCTCACATGATCGTGCTTTGCCAAATAATGGATGAGCTTTTTGTCGCCCTCGGTCAGTTCATGGGACACCTTATCAAAAGAGACACGAGCGGCATTCACAACGGTCAAATCATCGCCGAAGGTCTCAAGAAGTTCCACAAAGCCGACACCGTCGGGCATCATCATTTTGGTCGCCATACTAAAAAGAATAGCGGTGCATTCTTTATGCTATTTGTTTTATAACCAAAAATAGATGGAGCGGCTTCTTGGAATGCTCACCAATGCAAATGTGTGCGGGGTTCTCCTTATTCCCTGGATGCCCGAGCTTATACAAGATGTGATCCGTGCTTCCACCCTGCTTATTCTGGTCGCGGTAGCTACGGTGTGGTTCTCAGGGAATTTGATCGAAGTGTATCATGATCTAATAGACTCCTTTACCCCTGATGGGCTAGTATTATCCGATTCAATAAAAACAGGCGTCATGATCTTCTATGATGCCCTATTTCATGTGGTTCCTTGTCTGGTTCTGGGCCTACCTTTGTATGTTCATTCGCTTTTCATAGCATATGGAATGATAGTAGCATGGTACACGATGATGCGTCATAAACTACCGTCCATTTACTCTCCCAAGGTTTCTTTTGGTAAGGGAATTGTTGTAGCGGGAATCGTGGGAGTAGCCGTTGCAGTCTGGCTCAGCTGGGAGCGTTGAATGATATTGCGTAGGAGAGAGGGAGGAAGGGCAAAGAGGGTGTGATGTTCTGTGCGATGCTTTGTATAGAAGGGTACGATGCGTGCTAAAGATATCATGTTTATGTTATCGTACATGGTCTATTATTTCAATTTTTATTAAATTAAAATAATAGGAATGGAGAGTCATCTCATATTTATCATTCTCATTGTAATCATCTTCATTGGAATGGCACTCGCATTTCGAGAGAGAAAAAATTACAATCAGGCTCCGAAACGCATTTGGACCTATTGGGACCGCGAGGATCGCATTCCCAAAACCGTGAAAATGTGCATGCGAGGATGGGCCAAATGGAATCCGGATTATGAGATTGTCCTATTGACAAAAAAGAATTATAAGGGATATGTTACTATTCCAAATGAGCTAACCTCTCACCCTAATTTTAATGATATGCCTGCACGATTTGCAGATTTGGTGC